AGATTTGTAACCTGTGGCGCTGCTCGCAGAGTAGTTACCTGTGGCGCTGCTCGCAGAGTAGTTACCTGTGGCGCTGCTCGCAGAGTAGTTACCTGTGGCGCTGCTCGCAGATTTGTAACCTGTGGCGTGCTGGCCGTCAGCAGGATTACAACGGGATGTTGTGTATTCGATGGCTGCCGCGATCAACATTGGAATAGTCAACGACAGTTTGATATTAATATTGTTGCCGGCGCGTTTTGTGTCGCCGTCTGTTTTCGGGTCAACGCCATCTAATTCGCACTCAGCGATTTGACCGGTTGGTGGATAGTAATTAAAAATGTCGAGGGGATATTCACACGCATGAAAGCCCGCATTGCACACTTTCGCGTCGCCTTCATGAACAAACGTTTCGCCAACTTTGAATTGGTATCCACGGCACGTCCAATCTTTATTGAAACCTTTATAGACTTTAAGCATTTTATTCTCCATTTTTAGCCGGTAAAAAACCACGCCGTAGCGCGGTCTTATTCCTGTTTATTGATTATCCGAAGATGCTGCTGACGGATTTACTTTCACCAGCGCCTTCAATTGCACTGAACGCTTGGCTTGCCTTCACCCTGGCTGCGCCAAATGGCTCGTCGTCGCGGATTTTTTGCACATTCTGCAATCCGAACGCGACACCCTTATTGCCTTTGTTGTCATAAGCGTAGGGGCGAACCTGAGCGCGGAACCATGCGCCGCTGTACACGTCTTCCTGATTGATGATGTCATTCAGCTTTGCGTCAACAAGCCCTGGGCGGCGATCTTCGGCTGCGGAGAACGTCATAACAGTCCAATCGTCACCAATCCCTTCGAGCGGATTGTCGAGTTCTTCATTGGTACGAAAAGGGCTGCGCAACGCTTTCGGCATCTTGTCCGCCCATTTTTCTTTGGCAGCTTCTTCTGCAGCGCGTTTCATCGCGGACAGATCAGTACCTGGGGGAAAAGCCGCTTTGATGGAATACTTCGGCGCACCGGTTGTGCCGTCGTCGTTTTTCGATGCGCGGGGTTTAAACAGCGTTACAAAACAACCGCGAAATTCAGGAGTGAGCATATTGTCAGACATAATGGACCTTTTAAAAATAGTGAATAAAACCGGTATCCGACCGGGGGCGGCTTTTCAATTCTTTTTGTTCGAGTTGCTTAATTTACGGCAGTTATCCGAGCACGTTTTTGCGCCGCGTCTTTTACCCAACATTTCGGCATTGCAAACTACGCATATCGGGGATGCCTTCGGAGTAAAGCCGAGTGCGTCAGTTATATGGATAATGGCCGTTGTCAGAGTTAAGCGCAGCTGTTCGTCATCCTCAGCAAGGACGAGCAAACGACACAACGCACTAACTGCGAAAGATGCCGCCACCAGCTGCTTTGTTTCACGGTCCATGTTCTTCTCCTATTTAACGGACGCTGCTTTAAATTGTTTCCACGCCGCGACAGCTTCAGCCTCGGACAAACCTAAATGAGACACAATCTCAGCGGTTTTCCAAACGTATTTTCGGCTGCTTAATTTAATAACCGGCGGCATACGTTTTTCACAAAGCCAACGACGAATTGTGTTTTCATGGACCGCGATCCCAAACGCAGCAAGCTCTTTCCGACTTACAAACAAAGGCAACACACATCCCCCTATGCGAAAGCCGCTTTTGCATCGACGCGGATTGCGTCGCGTTTATCTGATTCGTGCACCAACGTGTGGCCAGAACTTTCTTTGATCACTAAACTGCCGATGACGGAGCGCTGATCCTTCGCAAGCAATTTTTCAGCTTCTGCAGGACTCAACATTTTTTGCACCGTTTCAAACAGCGCTTCTTTATCAAAAAATTCCAAAAGCACTTTTGCTGCATCTGCTTCATTGCGCCATTTACGACGCGCCTGTTTCGGCACCAGCTTCCAATTCGGAATGGCATGGCCCTTCTCCGCTTCTGAATAGGCGAACTCGCGGGTGTTGGTGATCCAGCCTTCAAGGATTGGAAGGAAGTCCAGCGTTTCCGCCAACGCAGCAGGGTCGTATGGCAAGCCAGGTGCAAACACGACTTTCGCCACTTGCTGCGCTTTGTTCGCAATCGCGGGACATTTCGGGGCGGCCAAACACCACCGGCAACCCTTTTCAGTCGGGTTCAAATAAACCTGCTGCAGAGTTGAATGCGTTGCAGCCTGGGCGGCTTTCACCCGCTTGACTGCATCCGCTAATTCAGCGTTGAAGTCGATCAGGTCAATCACATCGAATTCGACTTCTCGGATGTAACCGTCTGGATGCGGGCAGCGCGGTTGGACAATACCGACATTCACTTTCCGCGCCGGATACGCCATCGTCAGCAACGCGGCCAAGGCATAAATCTTCAACTGCGTATTGCCCTTAACTTCAACCGGTACACCAGCGCCATATTTCAAATCGCGGACGTACAACACTCGGGTTTCTGGGTTCCAGACAATCGCATCCGCTGTTCCCCAAATATCGTCGCTGACTTTGACGCGAACTTCGATATGCAATGTGTTTTTCGCATCAGTACCGGCGAGATAAAGCACATGGTCAACGTATGTAACAACGTGATCTGCCATTTCCATATCATCGCCACGTTTGCCACCATTCAACAGCTTTTCAGCCAGTTCATGCGCTGCCGTGCCTTCTGCAGCAAATTCACTGGTACGCTGTGGCATACCTTCTGACAAAACCACACTGCCAGGGCATTGCATCCAACGGTCAGCACTTGAGGGGCCAAGTTTCGCGTGGTCACTCATTTGTGCACTCCGCGATGAAGTTGACATACGAACCTTCTGCCAATTCGCTGATACGCTGCGCACCAAATTCCTTCAGCTTTGCAATGCCTTTTGCCATATCATGCCGTTCAGTAAAGCCCTGCAGCGCAGCACGAACGTCATCAATAGTCGGTGTTTTTGCGCCAGATTCTTTTGCCGGTTCTGGCGCGACCGGTGATTCGACTTCTTTTTCTTTCTTGGCTCGCTTCTGTTTGACGGGAGCGTCGGAAGCCGTATCGGTGTTGCTGACACTTGGCGCTTCCGACGTTTTGCTCTCGGTCTGCTCACCACCATTGGAAAGGGAAAGTGGCGCAGACTGCTCGGTGTTACCCGCCACTACCGGCTTGGCGTTTTCGTGATACCAGCTTGAAAGAAGTGTTGATAAGAGTTCGGCTTGATGGGCATTCGTGACATGTAAGGCGATGTGCATTTATTTCTCCGGTTGTGTGCGTTACCGCACTGTGAATTTGATTTTGCGTATTAATTATTACACCGTGTCACGATTATCGCAACAATTTATTTAAAATATTTTTGCTAATTCGTGCGATTTACGACGCAAGACATACATGACCTGCTCATCAACACTACCGGCACACGCGAAGAACCGGACGCGCACGGGTTTTTCTTGACCGATCCTGTGGCAGCGCATCGCGGCTTGTGCGTTATCGCCTGGCACCCAACTGGCTTCGATGAACGCGACTTCGCACGATGCCGTCAATGTAATCGCTGTGCCGGCCGCTTTGACATTACCGATAAACACCCGGCATTTCGGATTGTTCTGGAACTTATCAATATTCGCCTGGCGTTTCTCAGTCGGGGTGCCACCGTACAGCGTTACTGCGCCGTACTTTGAAAAGGCGATCCGGATATTCTCGATCACGTCTTTATGGATGGCGAAAATGACGATCTTCATGCCGGGATTTTCGTCCAGTTCTTCTTTGATGATGTCGCAGAAAACAGGCACTTTCGCCATGCCTAAATACCGGCGCAACGTGATCTGGCTGGTTTCCATGCTTTCCAGCAGTTTGCACACATCAGCCAAATTGGCCTTTGGGTGTTTTCTGATATTGTCGATACCGGCTTTCAACGTCGAATCCGCGTCTTTCAATTGTTGCAGGAAAGCGTCAACGTCCCCACCACATCCGCGAATGTGCTCATAAAAATAAGGGTCCAGTTCGACAGGGCTGCGCTCAATCGTGACATCTTGAAATGTAATAGGGGGCAGGTCTTTCATCACTTCATCCTTTTTTCTTCGCAACATAAAATCACTGAGCCCACCTTTCATGGCGGCGGGGTTTTTCGTGCCGGTGATCTTGAATCCGTAGTCTGTGTCGAACCCGCTACAATACGCGGCAACAAACTCCCAATACGATTTCTCTGTAACGCCAGCGTGGCGCAGATGTGTCCAAATCTCGGATACATCGTTTGGCGCTGGTGTTCCACTGAGCCGCCACAGATACTTTGCTTTGACGCCACCGGCAATATCCGCGCCATACACCGCCTTTGTCCGACCAGACTGCCGATTCTTTAGATAATGACACTCATCCAATATGACGACATCCCACTGGATTGCCCTGATCTGCTTTCTGGCCTTCTTTGAACTGAACAGATCGTAACTGACGATGACAACCCCGAATGTCGGTATCTTTGCTGCGTCGCCAACCACTACGCTGCAATGCCGATCAAACGGACTGAAACGCTCAAACTCGCGGGACCAGTTGATACGGGCATTGGCGGGGCAGACGATCAGGATCAACTTTGCGCCAACATAATCCGCGGCCACCACGCCCTGGCACGACTTGCCGAGCCCCATCTCGTCAGCTAAAAGCGCGTGCGGCTTCAGTGATAAGAACTCTGCGCCGGTCAGCTGATACGGAAATGGGGTTTCAAGATCCATTATTCGTCTGAGCGATGGCGGTCGTCCATTTCAGTACCTGGCTGCCCGAGAATGAACATCAGGCAGCACATAGCGTGCGCGATATGCGGCAGGCCGGACTCAGGGTCAAACGTTTCGCCATCATTGAACGCATGAATGTGGCGCAGGGCTGCAGCGGTCAGTCTGGAATACTGGATGCCTGAGCGCCAGTTGTGCGCAGCGTATTTCTTCGCACCGAACGCCAACACGTTTGCAAGCTGTTCCATCGCACGGCGATCGATCAGATCCATCGGGGGTTTTTCTGCGTCGTATTTCAGGCCGCCGGACTGTTTCCCGGACGGATTGTGGTTCTTCAGCATCCCTCTGATCTGCTCAGGCGACAACGCTGGTGTTGGGCCAAGCGGTTCAAATGGCGATCGGGGCCGCCCTAATGACGCCGCCGAAGGGGATTGTGGCCACCCAACGTGTTCTGCCAATGGTGCTGGCGGATCAGAGATACGGCGACGAAACGGGGTTACATCGTCCATGCTTTCAAGGCCGAACGGTTTGTGATCAGGCTTGTTCAGCGCCGCCGATGGCCATCCGCCGCTGCGCCGCATTTCTTCTATGACGTGCTGCGGTATTTTAGGTGGGTTCTCGCTCATTGCAATTCTCCATATTCGAGCATCATGTCTGCAAAGTAATAGCGCCACATAAAATAGCGCTGCCGGTCAATCTCTGATCCCATCGCAAGGACAGAATCATCGTTAGGTTTGACTTGGAACCACTCAGGAATATCGACTGGCGCATGGCAGGCGAACTGCTCCCGCTTTGACCATCCCAAATTTAAATATTTATTTTGTGCGTCGCCACCCACACCGAGATTCGTTGATATAAGGATCGGGGCAAATGGCGCTGGTGGCCGTCGTTGATCCATCATAAGCCGTCATCTCCGAGTGAAGCGAGAACGGCGATGATGATCAAGATCAGGCCAAGTAATAAAAGGGAACCCATAACTATTCTCCTGGTTGTTTAAGCGCCATATAGCGCAATGAGTGCTGCTTCTGCCCTGCCATCGTGCTTTGCCATCGCCCAATAGTGCGCGTGCTGTGACAACAGCGCGGATGCTTTACTGCGTGAAAGAGATTTGTATGCTGAGTCTGACATCGCAGGTTTGCGCTTTAAATTGAAATACGCTTTCCAGACTTGCGGTGTAACAAACGACAAGGGAATCAGGTTTGAATAGATGATGCCGTGGATAACCCCTGTGTTCAGCCCGAATTGAAAGGACTTCGCTGCAGACTGCTTTCCGATACCCCCCACCTTTTCAATAATGCAGCGGTTGATGTGTGGTTTCAAAGAATCGATCAACATTCCAAGCGCGTACCCGTCAATATCTTTCGCGCCACCAGCGCCACGCGATGCGGCAACGGTTGGGATATCGTGCACGATCAGTTCCCGAGTCTGAGGATCATACAGCGCAATCGCACCACTGATACCGGGATCAATCCCCATAATGTAAGTTGTCATTTTCGGCTGCCCAGGGTTGTAAAGGTACGTTTGATGCCGCCAAGCGTGTATCGCAGTTTCTTGCGTTCCTGAATCAGCGCATCCGCTTTTTGGCAATGGGGGCACAATTCAATATTTGAATCACCGTATCCGGCACTCCGGCTTGCGTACAAATTGCTCAGATGTGTCTTGCCGGTATCGGTGTAAACGTGATGCAGCGTGCACAACGCCAGCGATCCTGAGATGTTTCGTGTGGCAGTCTTAATAGCGGTTTGTGTTTCAACATACCGGCGGCAGGCATTTAATGCTCTTTCCTCATCAGTCATGACGCTGTCCTTGTAATGTCTGGAATGTGTAATACGTCAGCGGCAACCGGTTCATAGTCGATACGCTCAGGCAGCCAATCCATCGGGGTCAGTAACACGCCATGGGTGCGGGCAACGCTGTTGATCTTTTCCACCATCGCTGTTGGGATCAGCCCGTCGCTGCCATAGGGCCGTTGATATTGCCAGCGGTACGCGCTGATTCGGGAGCAACCAACAATTTCAGCCAACTTCGCTTCGCCACCAAATTTCCGAATGACTTTCTGCGCCTGGTTGTACGTCGGGCGTCCATATTTGCCGATACCACGTTGCCCTGCCATTTCGTTGCCCCCTAGAAGCGTTATAGTGCGATTTACGACTCATGATACGATAATCGCTACAATATGCAAAGCCTTTTTAATTTGCCGAGTGAAATAAATGGTGAGATTAACGACATGTCACGTAGATTTAACAATTCTTTTCTTGTATGATGTTACGGTAATCGTTACAATATGTTTACAAGTTGTAAACGTAGTGTTTAGAGGAGAGCGACATGATTACGGATTTTAACGTTACTTGGTTTAACCAAAAGCTAGAAGAACAACGCCTATCAAAGCGTGGCCTGGCTAAATTAATGGATCTCGATCCAGCGGCGGTGAGTTTAATGTTACGTGGTTTAAGAAAAATGAGTGTCACAGAAGCAGGCGAGATTGCATCGTTACTGCGGGTTACTGTCGATGAAGTGCTACGTCATGCCGGCGTCAACGTGAGTGCGGCAACAGGCGGGGCCTCGACGCCTATCATTGGATGGATGAACGCAGACAAGGAAGTATCGTTTGAACGTCCTGCTGGCCCCGGTGTGTGCGAATCGCCGCCTGGTGGGTTTGATGATGTTGTTGCGATCAGGACGCAAGCGCCTGGGCAGCCGTTCGATGGCTGGCTGATCTATTACCGGCCGATCGATGGCATCAGCTTAGAAGCGCTCGGGCGATTATGTGTTGTGAAATTACAGCCAGATGGTCCGACATACATCTTGCCCGTCAGCCGTGGATATGAAGTCGGAAAGTACAATTTAGGCGGTTGGAATACGCCAGTTATCCCGAATGTTGGGTTAATTTCCGCATCGCCAGTGATCTGGATGAAGCAATAATAGAATGTTTTAGAATAAAATTAAGCGTCAAATTAGAGCCAAAAGTTGAGAGATTTTTGGCTTTTTTGCGTTTTATGGAATGACGAAACCGCATATTCTTAGAATGTTAGAATATTTTAGAATGTTTTTTGTGCTGTAAGTCACTGATTTATAAGTGATATTCTAATATTCTACAAATTCTACGTTTTTTTTCCAAATCCGCCGGGAGATTTTGTGGTGTGGGATATTACTGACCCGCCAAGGGCTGTACGGCAACCTATACCCCTATATATTAACTACTAATACTTAAATAAATAGAATATATAGAATATATAGAATAGGGTAATAAAATCAAAGGGTTACGTATTCTATTAATTAAAAGAAACATAGAATGTTTAGAATGTGATCTGGCGCGGGGTGGTTTTGTGATTGAATCGGATCGGGAGGAAAACTGATTCGGGGTGAAAGGCGATTGAACTCCGCGCCTAGCGATTACTGGTGAGCCGGTTTGGCGCTGGATGCGAAAATGCCGGGCGCAGTCCCGGCTTGACTCGGTTCGCCCTGGCTGATCAGATCGTACCAGAGCGTTCGGCAAATTCTTTCAACTTAGCGATGCGGTTTAACAGTGCGACCTTTTCTTCAGCCGTCCAATAGTCCGATCCATCGGTCAAAATGTCCTGTTCTAAATCCGCTGCAAATTCAAGTGACCAGTCTATCAGGTCTTTGAATAGGGTTTCTTCTATTTCGATCTGCATGGTATTTCCCCTGTGATGTTGAAAAAATGATGTGATATTAAAATCGCATCACTATGGTTAAATTGATTCGACGATGCATTCATCGCCTTCAGGCATCGTCATAAACACATCTTCTAAATGGACTGTGCTGGATCGATGTAAGGCATTCATTGATTCAAACTGTGCGACATAATCCGCAATAGACATCTTCGGTTGCCAGCGTGGAAAGTTGCGCTGGCATGTTTTAATTTCCCGTTGACGATTGGCCATTAAGCGTTGAATAGCTTTTTTGGCTGTTTCCCCTGGCTTGATGAATGCCGGGACTTTTACACCATTTTCGTAACTGGCTTTCAACAGAATTGAATCTGAAATAGTGCGGATATGCGTTTTCATGTTTTCACCTTTGGATCAAATCGGGCAAAATTACCCGGCAAAGCGGACTGATCAACAATCCGCTTTACCTGGCTATTTCACGCTGCGATCAGTTCTTCAGATTCGACAGTTGCCGGTGTCAAAATAAAATCCGTTGCTTTTTGTGCTGCGCTGGCTGCCACAAAAATGGCTTTCTTGTCCGCTTTTAATACGCTGATCCAACTAGCCAAATATTCAGCATGTTGATTTTTGCCATTGAAACCAATTGATGCCATCAAAAAAGCGCTTCCCATCTCTGCCACCAGTTCTTCCCTGGCATAGGCTGAATCACCAAAACGTTTTCCAAATTCGCGGTTGCATCGTTTTTCCGATCCGGTCCAATGGGTTAACTCATGCAAAGCGGTTGAATAAAAATCGTCAATGGTGTTGAACTGATTCACGCTGGGCAGATGAATAGAATCTGTTGCTGGTCTGTAAAATGCTTTATCTGAACCATAAAAAACACGGGCCTGATTGATTAAAGCATCCGCATGTTCAATGCGTTGAAATTCAGTCAATGGTTTTGATGGCTGATCAAGGTATTTTTCCGGCAGATTGTCGATTTGCGAAGTGTGAAAAACTGTGTATTGCTTCAGCAGGGGGATAGCTTTTTCTTTTCCGGTGTCTTTGTCAGTGATGGCAAATTGAGAAAAGAAAACAATTTTCTGGCCGTGCTCACCTTTGCGGATATTTGCGCCCACTTCCTGAACTTGTTTGAATGTCAGCCATCCGTTGCCTTCGCCCGGTGCGAAAAGCAAAAACAGATTGATGCCGCGATATGGTTTTTTAGTGATGGCATTGTGTGGCATCGATCCGGATGTTTTCCACGGCATAACCCAGTTGCCTTTGCAGTTTTCCATCTGTTCAATGATTTTGTTTGTTACTTCCTGATATAAATCAGCCATGATTTTCCCTCGAGTGATTAGATTAAATTGATGTGATGTGATTAAAGCAATGCAATAGACGTGATTATTTCGACTGAGCCAAAAGCGATGCAATCCGCTGTTTGATTAATTCCAGGCGCTTTGCATCGTCGGTAATTACTGAGCGGCTTGATGTATAAATTGAGTTCATTTTGATTTTCCCTTGAGTGATTTATCGGGCCGTTATTGGCTGTCGAGGGTTGGATTATAGAACCATGTTACGATAATCGTTACAACGTTTATGTCGATTAGAATAAACCCTCTAATTTTGTGGTATATTTGCTGCAAATCTGCAACATGAATTTAAAGGTGGTTTATGCGATTACTCGGCAGCGATCCAGCAGTTATCACGAAATGTTATGACGTTATTGATCGAATAGTTAACGGTGAATATCTCAAAACAGCGATAAAAAATGAAGGTTTGACAATATCTTTGTTTCATTCCGCTATTCAAAGTGAGCGAAAGCTGGCTGTTGCTTACGCAAACGCGATGGAATTATCCGCCGATGTTTTAGCCGATGAGGCGCTTGAATGCGTTGATTCTGATGTTGATCCGGCGAAAGCGCGCAACCAGGCAACAGTTAGACAATGGCTCGCATCAAAACGAAATAACAAACGATATGGTGAACGCATTGATTTGAATGTGAGTCAAACCGTATCGATTGATCTGGCATTGAACCAGGCGAAAAGCCGATTATTGCGACCAGTAAGCGAATCATTAGTTATAGAAAACGCGCAACCTGTTGATTCTATTGGCTTTGCGCCTGATGCATCCGTTGACTGTGAATCAATTCCGGCAGCGATTCCGGATATTTTCAGCTGAAAAAATGGGTCCCCTTTCCCGGCTGCGCATTTTGGAATTCGACCCGGCACCCCCGGCGATTTGGCCGCTACGTTTCACCGGGGTCATGCTACAGCCACATTTTTAATTTTTTAAAATAAAAATTTTTTAAGGACACGTAACATGGCATCGCAGCCCCTCTACTCCGCAGAAGACGAACAGAAGCTGATGGTCGAACTTTGGGATCCGCTTGTCGCCAATGACCCGAGAAATTTTGTCCGACTCGCTTATCCTTGGGGCCAAGAGAACACCCCACTCGCAGATCAGCAGGCACCCCGCCAGTGGCAAGATGACGTGATGAAGGAAATCGCCGAATACATCTTGAAAGCGAATCGATCCGTTGAAGTCGATAAGATACTGCCAGAGATGTTTCGGGAAGCGATTGCCAGCGGCCGCGGTATCGGCAAGTCAGCGCTGTTTTCCTGGCTGGCGCATTGGCTTGTCAGTACGAGACTTGGTTCGTCAGTATGGGTGGCGGCGAATGGCGAGCCCCAACTGAAAACGAAAACGTTTCCTGAGATTGCAAAGTGGGTGAACATGTCGATCAATAGTCATTGGTTCGACGTGAACGCCACATCGATTGTTCCGGCCAAGTGGTTTGCAGAAGCCGTGCAACGTGACAGAAAGATCGATCCGCGCTACTGGTACATCAACGCACAGCTCTGGTCAGAAGAAAGCCCAGATGCGTTTGCCGGTGCCCACAATGTTCATGGCGAGATGTATCTGTTCGACGAAGCCAGCGGTATCCCCTCCCCGATCTGGACCGTGGCGCAGGGTGTATTCACCGAGAAAACGATTGACCGGTACTGGTTGGCGTTCAGTAATCCTCGGTCAAACTCTGGCGCGTTCTTTGAATGCTTCAACAAACAACGCAACTTCTGGCGGACTCGTAACATAGATGCCCGCACAGTGGAAGGAATTCCTCGGGACACCTATGATGCGATCATCGCGGCGCATGGCGAAAACTCTGATGAAGCGAAGATCGAAGTCTATGGTCAGTTCCCGAATTCAACGACAAATCAGTTTATCCGGACTGATGTTGTACAAAACGCACAGTCGCGTCCCGTCATACCTGACCACGGCGCACCGCTGCTGATCGGGGTTGATGTGGCACGGTTCGGTGAGGACAAGTCGGTTATCGCTTTCCGCCGTGGCCGCGATGCAGTTTCAATCCCTTGGCAGATTTACACCGGCATCGATACTGTGGCGTTGGCAGGACACGTCGCTGATGCGGCCGGCAAGTACAAAGCGGACGGCATCTTCGTCGATGGCAATGGCGTTGGTGGTGGCGTGGTGGACAACTTGAAAGCATGGGGCTACAGGGTCATTGAGGTGCAGGCAGGTGGCAGCCCGCTCGATGGCGAAAAGTACGCAAACAAACGCGCTGAAATGTGGGGCTTGGCGAAAGAATGGTTGGAGATTGGCACAGTCCCTGTGAATGACATACTGCAGCAAGACTTTGTTGGGCCGCAGTACAGCTATCACCCTGTTACGAATAAGCTCAAATTGGAGTCAAAAGACGAAATGAAGAAACGCGGACTGGCTTCCCCTGACGTTGCCGAAGCGTTAATCATGACGTTTGCACAACCTGTTGCCCGAAAAGACGATAGGCACAGCCAGCAGTTCAACCGGAGAGTTCAGGCTGCAACTGGTCGGGACTATTCTTTGTTGTCGTGATGTGATATTCTCACCACATCTCGTATTTCGCACCGACATAAAGGATCGACATGGCTGCGTTATTCCACTCACCGAAGTCCCCACCAGCGCCAACGCCGCCCCCTCCGCCGCCTAATTCCAGCCAGCAGAGTGTCGGTGCCGTGCAAGATGCAGCCGCGCTGCAGCAAGCCCGCGCTGCGCAAGGTGGGCTGACTTCAACGATCCTGACCGGTGGCGCAGGACTTGACAGTCTCGGCACAACCTCCAAAACGTTATTGGGTTCCTGATGGACACCAGCGTACCTGACGAACTCGCCCATGAACTCTGCAGAGAGTTTGACGAAGTATCCGGTAAGCGCACAATCTTTGAGCGCTATTGGGAAGATGTGGCGCAGAAAGTCTTGCCCTACTATTCGACCAGCTTTTACAGCCAAGGCAACACAGTGCCCGGGCAAAAGCGCAACCTCGAACAATACGATGTCACAGCGAACGCCGCGCTCTGGAAATTTGGTGCAGCGATGGAGTCCATGCTGACACCGGCCAGTTCAAAGTGGCACCGGCTGCGGGCAACCGATCCAAACCTGATGAAAATCCGCGAAGTGCAGATGTGGTTTGACATTGTCAACGATGCACTGTTTCACTATCGCTATTCCCCGAATTCAGCTTTCCAGAGCAACCAGCACGACGGCTATATCAGCCTTGGTGCGTTTGGCTCAAGCGGCCTGTTCATCGATGAGTTCAACGATCCAACACAGCCCGGCATGAAGGGTTTGCGATATCGGCATATCCATCTTGGCGAATTGTTCTTTGCGACAAATCACCAAGGGCAGATCGACAAAGTGTTCCGCCGGTTCAAAATGTCCCTGCGCCAGATTGCGCAAAAATGGGGGGCGGATGTTTTGCCAGATGGCTTGCAAAGTCGGTTGAAAGACAAACCCGAAGAAGAATATTTTGTGTTGCATGTTGTAAAACCTAACACGCAATATGAGCCGCATCGCATCGATGTAAAGGGCAAACGGTTCTCGAGCCATTACGTCTTGAAAGACCAGAAAAAGATTTTGCACGAAGGTGGCTATCGTTGTTTCCCTTACGCCACCAGCCGGTACATCACTGCCCCTGGCGAGATATATGGCCGCAGCCCTGCGATGAATGTGCTGCCGTCCATTCAAGTGCTGAACGAAGAAAAGAAAACCATCATCAAGCAAGGCCATCGGATTGTCGATCCAGTCTTACTTGCCCACGACGACGGTGTGATCAATGGCTTTAGCATCAAGCCCGGCGACATCAACTATGGCGCGGTATCTTCCGAAGGCCGGCCATTGGTTCATGCCCTGCCTACCGGAAACATAGCGATCGGCAAAGAGTTGATGGACGATGAACGCTCAGCGATCAATGATGCTTTCCTTGTTACGCTGTTCCAAATCCTCGTCGATACGCCACAAATGACGGCGACTGAAGTGTTGGAACGCGCCAGAGAAAAAGGCGCGTTGCTGTCGCCAACGATGGGGCGCTTCCAGTCTGAATCTCTCGGACCCCAGATCCAGCGTGAGTTCGATTTGCTGATGTTCCAAGGGTTGATACCGAAGCCGCCGCAAGTGTTGATAGAAGCCAAAGCGGAATATAAGGTTGAGTACGATGCGCCGTTGAATCGGGCGATGCGCAGTGATACGGCAGCCGGGGCCATGCGCACATTCCAGTGGGCAGCAGAGATTGCCGCCCAGACGCAAGATCCGAGTGTGTTGGATTGGTTCGATGTTGACACCATCATCCCTGACTTGGCCGACATCAACAACATGCCGTATCGATACATCAAAGATCCTGCAGCCGTCGCCGCGATTCGTCAGCAGCGCCAGCAGGATAAGCAGGCGCAGCAAATCTCTGACGCATTGCCGGGTATGGCGCAGATGGCCAAAGCCGTTGCACCGCAAGGGATTATGCCGAACGCCGGTCAACCAAGTGGGGGCGCATGATGATCAAACTTGGCCTAATCGACACAGCCAGAAATTTTGTCAGCCGGCGCAGATATGCTTTCGTCAAAACTTTCAATAGCCCATTAGGGCAGGAAGTGTTGGCGGACTTGGCGAAGTTTTGCCGTGCCAGGGAGCCCGCCTTTCACCCAGATCCAAGAATTCATGCTTTGCTTGAAGGCAGGCGCGAAGTGTTTTTACGGATACAACAGCATCTCCAACTTACCGATGACGAGCTATGGCAAATTTTCGGTGCCAATCCCCAACCACAACAAAGGATAAGCGATGAGTAATGCCGCCCCTGCAAGTACAAGCGCCGCGTTAAGCGGAACCGAATCTGTTCAAACCGTTGCCGCCGGATCACAAGTGGCGAGCCCGCCAGCCAGTGCGCCCGCTGCGAGTGCGGCCGATGCATCATGGCTTGGTCAAGCCGATGAATTGACGACTGGCTATGTGCAAAATAAAGGTTGGAAAACCGGCGCTGATGCTGTTCAGTCGTACCAGAATTTAGAAAAATTGCTCGGTGCGGATAAGGCAGGTAACGCCGTTATCTTGCCGAAAGCAGAATCAACACAGGCCGAGCGCGATGCGTTTTACAACCGGCTCGGCAGGCCCGTCGATGCAACTGGCTACAAGCTGGACATCCCCGAAGGTGGCAATAAAGATTTTGCTACCGCAGCTGCAGCGAAGTTTCATGAACTCGGCCTGACACAAACGCAAGGTGAAGCGCTGGCGAAGTGGAACAACGAGCAAATGGCGACAATGCAAACAGGGCTGACAGCGCAAAAGCAACAGGCTTTTGAAGCTGACCAACTTGCATTGAAAAACGAATGGGGTGCCGCGTTCACACAAAACTTGGCACACGCCCAGGCTGCGATGCGCGGTTTGGGGTTGGATGCGCCAACCGTCGATGCGCTTTCTGCAACCCTTGGGCACAAAGCCACAATGGAACTGCTGCAGAAAATTGGCAGCAAATCGATGGAGTCTGATTTTGTCTCGGGTAAAGGCGGCGGAGAAGCCGCATTGACACCGGGTCAAGCCAAAGACCAGATTAAAGCGAAAATGAACGACAAGACTTTTGTCACCCGATACCTGAACAAAGAAGCGGATGCCGTGAAGGAAATGGCGCGTCTGCACCAGTTTGCATACCCTGAAGGAGCATAAACATGGCAATTCAAGAAACAGTGAACGGCGATACGTACAATAACATCTCACAAAACTACATGTGGGACTGGGCGCGTCGCACAAACAATCTCGGCAACATGGCGAATTACTATGTTGAAACCCGCGAAGATGGTTCGACCGGCCGCATTATTTTCCGTTTGCGCGATATTGCGGATCAGGCAGCAAACAGCAGTAACGATAGTTCGGAGCCGACCATCATCAACACAACGGTGAACGATCCAACTGTCGCAGCAGAATGTGCGAGTGATTCATGATGGACGATATCGAAGCCCGTTTAGAGTGTTTAAAGTTAGCTTTAACACAAGCTAAAGCCGAATCGCTGCATTTAGATCGAAAAAGCATTGCGGAAATCTCAACGGAGTTTTACAATCACATCAACGGTTCTCCTGCATCCGTCCAAAAGCAGGAACCAATTAGTACCGCAGACAAGTCGCCGAGCATTTTTAGCGACCCTGCAAGGCCAAAAAAGAAGTAAAGCTGGCCCCTCCTATTGAGGACAAGCCGAAGGCAATCAGCACCTTAGAACGCTGAACAACTTTCGTTTTGACTTTTAGGAGGACATAGCCATGTCACAGTTTGTAAACAATGCGTTCGTCCAGCAATATGCGACGAACATCTCCATGCTGCTGCAACAGCAAGGTTCCCGCCTTCGCGGTGCAGTGACCGAATACCAATTGTACGGTAAAGCCGCATCTGTTCTTGAACAGTTCGGTCTGGTCAATGCCGTTAAGAATCAGTCTCGCCACTCGGACACCCCGCTGATCAGCACCCCGCAAGATAAACGCTGGTGTTATCCGCAGGATTACGATTGGGCTGACCTGATCGATCAACAAGATAAACTGCGTTTGCTGGTTGACCCAAGCGGTCCATACACCATGGCTGGCGTTTGGGCTCTGGGCCGTGCGCAAGATGATGAAATCATCAACGGCATGTTTGGTGCAAACCAAGCTGGCGAGAACGGCTCGACCACATACAACGTTACCCAAACTGTTGCTGCCACTGTCGGTTCGACAGGTAACACCGGTCTGAACGTTGCCAAGTTGCGTGCAGCAAAACTGCTGATCATGCAATCGGAAATCGATCTGGATACAGAGCAGCTGTTTGTTGGTATCACTGCAAAACAGCACGACAACTTGTTGAATGAAGTTCAGGCCATCAGCTTGGATTACAACGACAAGCCAGTTCTGGTTGAAGGTCGTATCCGCAGCTTCATGGGTTTCAACTTTATCCATACCGAGCGTATCCCTGGCGGTCTGTCGTACAACGGTTCGATCAATACCGGTGGTCTGTACTACGTGCCATGTTGGGCGAAGTCAGGCGTTGCCCTGGGTATGTGGAACGATGTGCAAGCCGCTGTCGATAAGCGTCCTGATAAGCGTAATTCTTGGCAAGTGTATGTCACCGGAACTTTTGGTGGCACACGTTTGGAAGAAAAGCGTTTTGTTCAAATCAACTGCGCTTAATAGGAGTTCATCATGGCACAGACATACTCAAACGAACTGGCCGGTATTGCCAGCAACCCACCCGTTAAGCCATCCGCTACGGCAGCTTATGGCGCACGGATGCGCCGGTATCGTGCGTCAATCGTGCTGGCTTCGCAGGTGTTTGGCGCGGGTAATGAAATTATCCTCGCTAAAGTTCCAGCCGGCCTGACCTTTGCTTTCGGCATGATCAATACCGACACGTCACTCGGTACGTCCACTGTTTCTGTGGGTATCAGCGGTACTGTCGGTAAGTATCTTGCGGCACAGGTATTGACCGGAACCAACACGGCCACGATCTTTTCTCTGGTCGCTCAGGAAGAAGCTACTGCGTACACCGCAGAAGAAGTTATTTTCCTGCAGGTGTTGGTAGCCAACTTGCCTGCTTCGGGTAACTTGGTTGTTGAGCTGTACTTCTCCACACCAACTTAAAACGCTGGTGCTTTCCTTCCCGCTTCGGCGGGAGGGATTCTTTTTAGGAGCAAATCATGGCAACAAACGTATTCGTGGGTGTATCCAACACTCAGGGTTTTGTGGATCAGCCTGCGACAGTTGCTTCGTCAACGCAGAGCAAAGATGTTGAGTTGAACATCTTGACCGCGAACATTCCTGACAAAGAAACGTGCCTTATGGCAATCGACAAGGTGCGTGCAGCGGTTCTGCAAGGCACTTGGCCGCTGATCTAATCGGGGGCTGAAATGACACGCGCAACAGCAGATGTACACATACTGGCAAGCAACTTGTCTGCCACCGGTCCTTCGGTGCCCATCCGTGGCGGGTCGTATTTGTTTACCGCTGAAGGTACGCCAACAGGGGCAGCAATCAGTTTGCAAGTGCAGACGGTTAACGGGACATGGTCGAACGTAAGTATTTTTAACAACAGTCAAGTTTCGACTACGACGCTTCCCTTTGCACAAACAGAAATTGATCTGCCTGCATGTAACGTCAGAATGGCGTCAACCGGCGGCACGCCTACTGGCCTGTATGCCTACTTGGCAGGGATAGGCTAATGTCACAGTCAGTCGTTGACTGCTGCAACAGCGCTTTACAAAAAGTTGGCGCTGCCAGTATCACTGCGCTGACTGACAACAGCCGTGAAGCTCGCGCCTGCAACCTGGCATATGACAGCAACCGTCGCAGCGAATTGCGAAAGCACTATTGGAATTTCGCCACAAAGCGGATTCAGCTTGCGCCGGATTCAGCGAGCCCCGCTTTCGATTATGCGTATCAGTTTACGCTACCAACCGATTGCGTCAGAGTGATTCTGCCAAACGATCCCTATCTGGATTGGGTGATTGAAGGCCGGAAGATTTTGACGAATTCGATGCAGTCTCCGTTTGGCTACAGCCCGAACACAGGATCTTTGGGAACCGTGTACGTGCCGCCTGGGGGTCTTGGATCGACCAGCACCTCGACAGTGGCGGTCTTTTTGAACCTTCGGTACATAGCGGACATTCAGGATTGCACGCTTTGGGATTCCAACTTTTACGATTTGATGTCGCTGTCGTTGGCGATCGATATCTGTGAAACGTTGACACAATCGAATCCAAAAAAACAGGCGTTGCAAGAGGAGTACAAAGATACCGTCAACGCGGCGAAAAAAGCGGATGCGTTCGAGACTTTACCGGCGGATCCGCCCGATGATGGATGGTGGACAGTGAGGGAATAAGATGGCACGCGCAACGTGGGTACAGAATAATTTCAATGGCGGCGAATGGTCGCCATTGACATATGGCCGCTTCGATCTGGCCAAGTACAAAAACGCGCTGTCAAAATGCTTGAACTTTGTCCCGTTGGCGCAAGGCGGTCTGACCCGTCGCCCGGGTACTCGGTATGCGTCTTATGCCAAACAGTTTGGCGCACCGGTTCGCCTACAAAAATTTGAGTTCAGCACTACACAAGCATACACCTTAGAGTTTGGCGCGGGCTATGTCCGGTTCTACGCCAACGAGGGGCAGCTTCAGGTTTCCAGCGTTCCGGCGTGGAACAATGTTTCGTTGTGGGTAGCGGGTTCAATTGTCAGTAACCTTGGCATCAATTATTGGGCCATCGGCCAAAACATCGGCGCTGGCGCACCTGCCGGCAATACAAGTGTTTGGTATCCGCTTACCGGCACGATCATGGAAGTTCAGACGCCCTACTTGCAGGCCGAATTGTTTCAACTTAACTTTGTACAATCTGCGGATACGCTTTATATTTTCCACCCAAACCACCCGCCAGCGATGCTGCAGCGCGGCGGGCAGACGTTGTGGACATACACGACTTTGGCAGGCGTGGGTTGGTCAAATTCCGCGCCGGCCATTTTGGATGGGCCATATCTACCGCTGAACATCACGACAAACACCTGCACGCCAACCGCGAATTCGGGTTCGATAACTCTTAATTTTGCCAACACGAATGGCATCAATAACGGGTATCTCGGCGCGACAGGCGGATATGGGTTCGTCAGCGCTATTGACGTTGGGCGCTTGATTCGTTGGCAGCAATCCGGCGCGTGGTATTGGGGCTGGATAACGGCGGTAAATAGCACAACCAGTGTTGCTGTCAATGTGATGACGCCAGCCAGCGGGCAAACCCCACGGCAAGCAACGGCTACCGCTACGACATCAGGTGGCAGTGTTTTCAACATCAACATAACAGACGCCGGTGGTGGTTATGGCGCAACAACGCCAACCGTGACGTTGACCGGTGGCGGCTATTCGACTGCAGCGATTGCATACGCTCAAGTCACAGCGGGCTATGTTTCAGGGATTCCGATCTCGGTAACAGGTGCGGGGTATTCAAGTCCCCCTACTGTCACGATCAGCGCCCCCGCCGTTCCTGCCGGAACCGCGACAACTTTCTGGCGACTCGGTGCTTGGAACCCAAACAACGGGTATCCGGCAACAGGCGTGTTTAATCAGGACCGCTTGATCATGGGAGGGATGCCATCCTATCCGAATCGCATTGACGGATCTCAGACAGGCAACTATTTAAACTTTGCGCCAACCAATGTCGATGGCACGGTATCCGACAACTGCGCGATATCCTTCAATCTGAACGCGAACCAGGTCAACGCGGTGCGCTGGATGATATCTGATGAATGGGGCTTGCTGGTCGGCACGGCCGGCGCTGAGTGGGTGGTATCGCCAAGCACGCAGCAAACAGCGATGACCCCGACAAACATCTCGGCAAAGCAGTCAACAACGCACGGCTGTTCAACTGTTCCGGCGATTCGGATTGGTAAGTCAACGCTGTTCATTCAGAAGGCCGGCCGCAAGATCCGTGAGATGGCATATCAGTATTTATACAACACTTTCCAAGCGCCAGATATTTCGCTGATCGGTGAGCATTTAACCAAAGGCGGTATCGCGCAGATGGTATTTGCGTTGGCACCGGCGCAGATCGTTTGGCTGGCACGGACGGACGGGAATCTTATCGGCCTGTCGTATGATAAAGATCAAGACGTCAACGGTTGGCACCAGCACACCCTTGGTGGGTACTCTGACGCAGCGCAAACTTTGCCGCCCATTGTTGAAAGCATCGCTGTGATTCCATCCCCGGATGGCACGCGCGATGAACTTTGGATGTCAGTGCAGCGCTACATCAACGGCGCGACTGTGCGCACAATCGAATACGCAACAAAGTTTTGGGAAGATGGCGACACGCTTTCAAACGCAGTGTTCCTTGACTGCAGTGCAGTGTACAACGGCGCACCGACAACGACAGTGACGGGTTTAACCTGGCTGGTCGGGCAGACAGTTTCTGTGCTGACAGATGGCAGCGTTCACCCAACGTGTGTCGTTTCCCCAACAGGTTCGATCACACTGCAATACGCAGCAAGTGTTGTGCAAGTTGGGCTTGGTTACACAAGTCAGGCAACGACAATGCGGATTGAAGCCGGTGGTCAGGAAGGCCCGAGCCAAGGCAAATACAAACGAATCCGTACAGCTATATTCCGATTCTTCCAATCGGTTGGCGCGACGTTGGCACCGAACGTGTTTGGCGTTCCTTCGATCCCTGAACCGTTCCGCGACGATTCGATGAATATGGATCAGGCAATACCGTTGTTCACAGGAGACAAGCGCTGGTCATACGAAGGCACTTGGGATTCTGACGGGCAGCTGAATTGGACGCAACCAGATCCGCTGCCAATGAATATTTTGATGGTGTCGGCTTTGATGGAAACGGACGAGGGAGGATGATTATCGTACCGTACAAAGCCGAGCATTTAATGGCGATAACAGCGCAGGAAGCGCAGGCGTATTTAAGGGACTTGGTTACAACGGAGTATTGCAAGTCATTGGAAGCGTCGCTCTCGTTTACTGCGATGGTCGATGGCAGGCCGATCGGATGCGGCGGGTTGGCTGAGATATGGAAAGACCGTGCACTGCTCTGGTCGTTCTTAGATCGAAGCGCAAAAGAACATTTGTTTGCAATAACGAAGGTAACGAGAAACTTCATAGATGCGGCACCGTATCGCCGTATCGAAGCAGAAACAGATTGTGAATTTAAAGAAGGGCACCGCTGGCTTCGCATGTTGGGGTTTACGCTGGAAGCAGAACGCATGAGATGCTTTCGGGTTGACGGTGGCGATTCAGCACTTTACGCAAAGGTGAAATGATGGCTGTTCCATTAATGGCGATATCCGCAGTAGTTAGCGCCGTTGGCGCTGTGCGCACAGCACAGGCGCAACAGAACACGCTCAACTATCAGGCAGAAGTCGCACGCCAGAATGCCCTTGGCGCGGCGCAACAAGGCAACGCGGCCGCAGCCCTGCAAGGTCGCCAGAATGAACAGCGACTCGGAGCGATACGAGCGGCCTACGGTGCATCAGGAGTGACGAGCGACAGCGGCAGCGCAGTTGACGTGCTGACATCCAGCGCCAGCAGCATGGCTTTAGACAATCTCACCACGCAATACAACTACAAGCTGAGGGGTTTGGGCTACCAAGATCAGGCACAGCTGGATCAGTCTGGAGCATCAAATGCAATGGCGGCCGGATATATGAATGGCACCAGCGATTTATTGCGGGGCGGATCGTCAGCCGCGTACATGAACAGTTCGCCTGCACCACAAGGCACACCGATACCAGGAAGCACATAACATGGCACAGATACCGCAATATGACGAGCAAGTGCAGGCGCAAGGTTCAATTCAAGCGCAGGCAAATCCTGTTGACTTTGGTGCGGGCATCGGCCAAGCCACGGAAAATATTGGCGCGGGCATTGGCGATGCTGCACATGCTGCGTTCCGCATGGAACAAGATCAGGGCAGGATTTGGGGGTATGACGCAGCGAGCAAGGGTTATCAGGGACTGCAGCAAGAATTGACTGACAAGGTTAATGCCCTTGACCCAACGCAACCACAGGCAGACTTCACAGCCAGCGTCAGCAATCTCACAAAAGACTTCAGTTCGCGCATCGATGAAGTGACGCAAGACATGATGCAGCAAGCGCCATCGAAGTCTGCTGCAAAGCTGGTTGAATCGCACATGTCGAATTACGGGCGCGTCCTGCTAAATCAGGCGATTCACGAGCAAGCCCGCATTACTGGCGAATACACCGGCGAACTGGTCAAAGATGGAATGCGCTCAGATCAGGATTTAATTTCAAAAAACACAAGCAACGAAAACTTTGGCGCAATTTTGGCGAACCGGGACGACTTCATAAAAGGACTCAGCAATGTCGATCCGGTTGCGAAGATGAAATGGCTTGATGAAATAAAACACGGATTATCTGTCACGCAAGTTCAAGTGGCAGCGGCAACGCATCCGCAAGAATTCTTGGCTGATGTGAACGCTGGCGGCGGCAGGCTGACGATGGGCGGTTCGGCTAAAGGGGCAGTACCCGGCGGGGACGCTAGCGTTTCCGGTGGCGCCGTAACTGCAGCGCCGGACGACTTGGGCGGCGATACGGTCAAACCGTTCGGCACGACGAAGATGTCAGAAATTTTCCAGCAAGTAAAGCAGCCATCGCAGTACGATGACCTGTTCGATGCGGCCGGTAAGAAGTACGGCATCAACCCGACAGAACTGAAGTTGCGGGCAGCCGTTGAATCGGGGCTGAATCCCAATGCAACGAATCCGACCGGCGCAACCGGCATCGCGCAGTTTATGCCAAAAACCGCGCAAGCCATGGGAATCAATCCCGCTGATCCAGCGCAGTCAATCGATGCGATGGCAAAACTGGTTGCCGGGTTCCAAGGCAAAGCCAATGGCGATACTGCACAGATCGACAAGATGTACTACGGCGGCGAAGATGGTACTAAGTGGGGAGCTAACACAAGCCAATACGCGGCAAATCTGGCATCGGTCAGATCCATGCTGGACGCGAGCGCTACACCGCCGCCCGGCGCAGAATTGCCGCAAGTAGAACCGTTGTCAGATGGCGACATCGCAAAAGCGAGTCCGACAATCGCGGGCTGGCAGAATTTGACTTGGCAAGAAAAGGTCAATGCCGTTCGGCAGGCGGAAGCTGCAGTCGGTGGCCACTTGGCGACGGATCGTGGCAGCATGATAAAGGAACTGAAAGACGTTCATGAGACGCTTATGTCAGGGCAGGGGTATCCGGGCTTAGACGATACCAGGTTCAGCGCAGCAAATTTCACTCGACTGTTCGGTCCTGATAATGGCGGCCGGATTTATGATCAGTTGCAGTATGTCAAAAACGTTGGCGGTTTCATGGGCCAGATGGCGACTATGCCTGTGGCGCAAGCTGCAGCCACACTTAAAGGTTTGATCCCAGCACCGGGGCCGGAATATGCCGACAAGTCGCCAATCTATATTGCGGCGGCGGACGCATTTAAGCAAACGCAAAAACTGCGCAATGATGACTACATGTCATGGGCAACGAAAAGCAGAATTCCCGGCGTTCAGCCGGTTGACTTTAGTACAGCTGATGCTTTCGGCAAAAGTATCATTAGCAGAATTGGCCCCGCCAACACAGGCCGCACAGATTACGCTGCAGACGCGCACTTATTGTCGAAGGATGAAGCAGATCAGCTTGGCGGCATTTTGTCCTATGCGGCACCTGCGCAGCAGATCGAATACCTGAAGTCATTGAGCGCGGCAACGAAGGGGCAGGACGCTTGGTACTCAGATGCCATCGCGCAGATTGCGCCAAAGAATCCGACTGTTGCCTGGGCAGGTGTCGCGGCAAATCGGCAAGGCACCGTGCAAACTTCCTCCGGCCCGCAAGATGGCGGCGCGGTTGGTAAGTATATTTTGGAAGGTACGCACATCCTTCAAGGAAAAGACATTGACGATCCGCAACACACAGGAAAGCCCTTCGCTTTTGATGAGAAAATGTTTCGTACGAACTTCTGGAACGCGGTCGGCTTTGACGCATTCAAGTCAGGGGATGCGCAGCGCGGCGCGTCAGATGCGGCGGACACATACCAAGCAGTCAAAAGCTACTTGGCGGCTGACTTGTACCACACAGGCAGCGATCCGACGAATATCACAGCTGATCAGGTGAAGAATGCGGTAACGGCCGTGACCGGTGGTGTGACTAAATCCCCGAATGGAGACAATCTGTTTAGACCGTGGGGGATGGCGGAACCGACGTTTCTGCGCAATCTGCCACAGGCTGCACAGGTAGCGATCAATACCGCCGGACTGCACGGCACTCCACTGGATAACTTGAGCGCGTATCACTATGTCAATTTGGCGGAAGGCAAATACGGCCTGATGGCAAACGGAACGCAGATGCTGACAAGTCCGTTGACCGGCAGAACCGTTGTTGTCGATTTGAATGGTATCCACGGCACATCAGAATCACACGCAGGGAGGATTCAATAATGGGCCTGCCGATAGCACGCGCAAATGACGACTACCTGATTGATGCTATGGGAGCGTCAAATCCGGTAACGGAACTGCATCCGGACGGGTCCTTCAACGGCATGGCTTCAGCATTGGGTAAAAGCGCCATTGGCGGTATCGCTGATGTGTCGAGTATGGTGGGCGGCCTGGCGCAAGCGGGGGGTGATAAGTACACGGGTCCGCTTCCAGCAGAACCCCTTGGCGGTGCCAAAACCCCTGATGAGTTCAAACCTGATTTTGAAGAAACCCTGAAGGGTGTTCAGGAATGGTCGCAGATGGACCCGGCAACAACAGGAAAGTGGGCGCAGGTCGGTGGCGCAACACTAAAGGGCTTGGAGATAGCCGGCGCGGGTTCGTTGATAGCGGGCCCTGTTGGTGCTGGCGCATTACTTGGCAGTACAACAGCGCACACGGATTATCAGGAGAACATTAAAGCGGGAATGGATCCGACGACCGCCGCAGAAAAAGCCGGGTTGACAGGTAGCTTGGCCGCAGCCAGTGCGTTCCTGCCGATGAAGTTTGGCAGTACCGGCGCAGTCGGGCTGGCAAAGTCAATGGCTGGCGGCGCGTTGATCAACACCGGAACAGGTATTGCGCAGCGTGCTTTGACAAGTGAGTTACTGAACCACGCGGGATATACCGAAATGGCAAAGCAATATCAGCCAATGGATGCCCAAGCAATGATAGCTGATGGAATTCTCGGGTTGGCGTTTGGCGGGTTTGCACATCTAACACACGGCGAAGCGCCACCAACCAAGGATTTAATCGATACTGCGCTGAATGCACGCAGGGATGAAATGTTGAGTCGCGCGGGCCCCGGCATTCCGACAGACCCGCTACACGCCAATCTCGATTCACGGCTGCAGGATGAAGCGCTTGGAAACATGATGCGCGGTCAACCTTCGGACGTTTCGACGACAGACGCGCAAAACATCGTAGAGCACTCTCTGCTGGACCCGGAGCGTCTCGAATACACCGGCGCTTATGAAAAGGCGATGGTCGATGTGCATGGCGCTGTTGCAGATATGACGCAACCAGAACGCCTGCCCTATGAAGCCGTGGCCAAAGCAACAGCGGATCTGGAAACGCAGGTCAAGGGCGAAGCAGTGCCAGAGCCAAAAGCGCCCGGCGAAACTGCCGCACCGAAACTATCTGACACGGCCGCTTCGTCATTGAAACAACTAGCCGCTGCGCACCCCGACATGGAAGTGCAATTGCCGGATGGCCGCACCGTCAAAGCGTCAGACATGGAAACGCAATTGCAAGCATCGATGGATAAAGCAAATAAAGATTCGCTACTGCATGACGTAGCGGTCGCCTGTTTTATGAGGACAATATGAAACAAGAATGCGCTGACGCACTGAGTTCTGCCGCTGGCCGGCAGCTATCAAAAGCCGAACTGGACGGTATTGATGAACGCATTCACGGATCGATGCGCGATATGGCGATGGCTGACCCAGACAAATATAACGCGATGTCATTTGCTGAACGCAGACTTGAAGCTGCGAAGATGGCGAAGGAACGCATGATGGCTGATGTGACTCGGGCGCACGAAAGTTCCATCGTCGAAGCAAGCCGGAAGGCGGCGCTGTTTTCTGACGTGGATAGCGTAAAGCCAGGGCTGCGCGGCCAACTGCAGCATCTCAAAAGCAAAATACTCTCAGTCGATTACCAGGCTAAAGGGATAGCGTCGGAATTCTATGGCCGACTGACAGGCTTGCACGAAGCGGATGGCGGCAAGTTCTTCGGGCTGTTGCAAGATCCGGCGAAGCAGCACGACATCGCAAAGGGTTTGTTTGGCGAACAGACAACGCCGGAAGCGGCGCACGCAGCGAAGGGGCTGTCAAAGATGCTGGACAGTTTGGCTGATCGGTTCCAGCGCAGCGGATTGTCATTGAACAAACGCGAGAATTGGCGCTTACCGCAACCGCAGGATTCAATGAAAGTCGCAGCAAACCCAAAAGCGTGGGTGGAAGATCACATGAATTGGGTGGACAAAAACGCCTATGTAAATCCAGATGGCAGTCGCATGAGCAACGATCAACTGCGTGCCATGCTGGAAGCATCGCATTCATCGATAGGTACAGACGGCGCGAACAAACGGGCAGTTGGCGAAGGCAGCCCAGTCAAGAGCCATCTGGTCGGTTCGTCAGCAAACGCGCCACGGCAACTGTTCTATAAGAACGCGGATTCGTGGTCGCAGGCTATGCAGAAGTATGGCCGCACGACAAACATGTACGAATTGATTGCATCCCATGTCAACGGCATGTCTAAGGATATCGCCACGGCTGAACAGTTTGGCAAAAACGCTGACGCCAATGTGCGCCAAGCATCGGATCGTGCGTATGTTAACGATCAGAAAGCCATGCAGGACGAACACGTGGCCAAGGGGACTGACCCGGCCAAAGCGGAAAAACAGTTGGCGAAATTAGAAAACCTGCAGCGAATGACGCAGCGTGTTTATGACGCATACACAAAACCCAGCGCCCCACAGAATGCGAGCGCAGCAAACCTGATGGCGCAACTGCGCGGGCTGATGGCTTCGTCACAGCTTGGTTCCTTGGTTGGCGCACTGCCGGATCTGGCCGGATTGAAACTGGCAGCAGAACACAGCGGCTTACCACAGATGAGAGTGTTCAGAAACTTCATTGACGGTATCGCATCAGGCGCGGTAAAGCAGGAATTTCTGAACAAGATGGGAATTTGGCAGGAAGGCTTTCAGCACATGAACAACCGCGCTGCTGAAGATGGTTTGGCAAACGGTTGGGGAACCTTTCTGAACCACACAACGCACATCGCTATGGGGTTAAATGCGTTCGACAGGGGTATGCGTGCAGGAATTGGCCGTACTGTTTTGGATACGATCGGCAAGTTCACCAGAGAACACGCAACGCTTGAGGGCGCTGATGGTACACCACGATTGCTGCAGGATCGGGGCGTCACGCAAGAGCATTGGGACGTTTGGAAAAAGGCCGAGTTGGACAAGGGCTTGCGTGGTAACGAGAATTTGCTGACTGCGCAAGGAATTCGTGACATCGCTGATCCAAAGGTCACTGACACCATGAAGGATCAGGCAATCAAAAAGCTGTACGAGATTGCCTACGCTGATATGCAGTTTGGCGCACGCGGCGCATCACCTCAAAGTGTGGCGGATCGGGTCTCGTTCGGCATGGACAAGCTGCCAGCAGGAACCGTGGCCGGTGAGATGATGCGCTTCCTGACACAATTCAAATCTGTACCACTCGGCATTTTCAAGCAGCACTACGAACGGATGCAGACGCTGGATGGATGGGGCAGCAAGGCAGCTTACGGCGCGAAGTTCGTTGGATACAGTGCGTTAATGGGCGCACTGGCAACGGAACTGAAAGCCGGCATTAACGGGCAGAATCCCCGCAACATGAACATTCAAACGGACGATGGTAAGAAGTTCTGGATGGAAGCGCTGGCAAGTGGCGGCGGGTTCGGACTGTATGGTGATTTATTCGTCAACGGGAAAACGACATATGGCAGCGGGTTGGAAGCGCTGGCCGGTCCGGGCGCAAGCGCATTGGCTTCGTTGGCGAGAGAAGTCAACACGGCACGGGAAGACGCCATGGCATCAGGCCAATCGAAGCACGCCTATTCTTTGGCTGCGCTGCGCTTTGTCAAACAAAATGCCACGCCGTTTGCCAACATCTGGTACGCCAAAGCCGCGTTCAACCGTTTAGTTTATGACAACATGCAGGACGCTTTGTCGCCGGGATCATCGGCAAAGCAGCAACAACGTATGGAGGCACGGGGCGCTTCGTACTATTGGGCACCTGGGGCAAACAGCCAGATCCACGCACCGGATCTGAGCAAGGCTTGGCACGACTAATGTGTTGCGAATTACACGATATATTGCGATAATCGCATAAACCAGTGAGGACAAAATGACCGTTCAATCCAGCACAACCCGCGCAGACTACACCGGCAACGGCGTGGTAACAGCGTTCCCGGTTCCCTTTTACTTTCTGGACCCTACGCATCTGATCGTCTATAAGACGGACAACACAACTGGCACACCCGTTGTTACAACGCTTACTTTGAATTCGGATTACACCGTATCTGGCGCTGGCGTCCAAGCCGGTGGCTCGTTGACAATGGCAGTCGCGCCAACCGCGCTGATGAACCTATCTATTTTGCGCAACGTACCGATGACGCAGTTGGCACATTACACGCCAAACAATCCGTTCCCTTCCGCTGTAACAGAAGGCACCGTCGATCAGTTGACGATGGCAATGCAGCAGGTCAGTGAAGTAGCAAGCCGTTCTGTTGCACTTGCCCCAACCACAGTGCCTGGCGGCGTTACCCTGACACTCCCCGCGCCCGCCGCAAATTCAGTAATCGGCTGGAACAGTCTAGGCACTAAGCTGGTGAATTTGACGCAAGTGGCATATCAGGCCATCACCAACTTGACCAGCATATTTTTCAACAACGGCGGAACAGGTGCGGTTAATCGAACTTTGCAAAGCAAACTTGCCGTAGATATCGAAGTCTCAGTCGCAGACTTCGGCGCGGTTGGTAATGGTACTACGGATGACACGGCGGCGATTAATGCCGCATTGACATATGTTGGAAACGCTGGCGGCGGTATTGTCAGAATTCCCGCCTCGTTTAAATGCTTGGTTAACAGCGGGAATATCAACATCCCAAGCAGAACATATTTAAAAGGGCCACACATCAGGCCAGGTGCCATAGCGCCCTACACAGCGGCAACAGTGCAAGCCATCACCGGTGTAATTTATCTTAATCCAGCTTACACAATTGATATTTGTCCGACTGTTGGAAGTAGCAGCGGTGGTGTAAGCGGGCTTTACATATTCCCGACTTGGTATATTGGCTATGCCTTCCCGACAAATGACGCTACAGCGACAGCGTTAATTGCTAATTACTCAGGAACGGCTGTCACAATCGGATCGAATCAAGCGCAGGCAGGTAACGATTGCTACGTTGGGCATTGCTTTATTGTTGGCTTTAACTATGCCGTGTATGGCAGCTACTGCGGCAGGTATGTTATTGAGTACATTCTTGGCGATTGCAACAACGGTATTTACACTAATAATGTGCATGATGTAGGCCGTGCGCAGTTCTGCCACTTCTGGGACTTTGCGACAACGAACAATCCGAATATTAGCTGGCGACCTGGCACAGCCTACAACCTAGGCAATGCGGGAAATGACTGGTCAGTTTTAGTAAGCTGTTTTTCGTTTGGCTACCAAACAGGGTTCTATGTTGGATCACCTGCAATGCGGTTTATCGCTTGCGGCTGCGATGGGTACGATCCAACCTTACCGGCGGGAAGTATCGGATGGAACATCGACGTTGGCGCAACAGACTGCCAGTTGATTGGCTGCTCTGCTTCATCCCATGAGCGTGACTACAGTATTACAAACACCGATGTCACAACCATGACCAGTTGCGCTGCATGGTCGATTAACAGTTATAAAGTTTACCACTCTGCCGGTACTTTAAATATTAAAGGTGGTAACTTCAATGGCGTGACTTCGGTGGCAGGACTCTATTGCGGCCCAAGTATTACTTCCTGCACGATTGAAGGGGTTTCTATTGCCCTTAGCGGAACCGGTGTTGTCTATTCAATAGATCCTGCTGCGGCATTGAAGGTCAATATTGCGGAGAATATATTCTATAACTCAATCCCTTCTGGCGGCTTGGGTACAGGCGGGGTGCTGTCAACCGCGCAGCAGGTACTTACGCAATCCGTTTGGATGAATCGTGTTGCTGTCGGTGGGGGCAATGGTCCAGCTTTTGTTGCTAAGTATGCGACAGGCACAACAAGTTCTCCTGCAATAGTTGCAAGTGGTAACGTTCTCGGCTCGTATAGATTTGCTGGATACGATGGCGCAGCTTTTCAAAATGCAGGCATGATTCGCGTGAATGTGGATGGCGCACCTGCGGCGGGAAGTATGCCGGGAAAACTGATATTTTCCACTACCCCTACGGGATCGACATCTATGGTTGATATTTGCACCATAGATAATGCGGGGAACTTCTACCCAATCCCAGACAATGCCTACACCTGCGGGGCAGCCGGAAAGCGCTGGTCGGCTATATGGGCAGCCAACGGAACAATTCAAACATCGGACGAGAGAACTAAAACTGAAATTCAGGACGCCACCCTCGGGCTGGACTTTATCAATGCGCTTCGGCCCGTCTCGTATAAGTTCAAGGTGGGCGGCAACAAAGTTATCCGTCAGGTTTATCGGGATCGTGACGGTAACGAGGTCGCCCCCACCCATGACGACGCACGTCCTGCAGAGATCGTCACTGAGCCGATTCCGGGTAAGCGTGTCCACTGGGGATTCCGCTCTCAACAGGTGCTGGAAGCAGTACCACCCGGCATTGACTTCGGCGGCCACATCATCACCGACCTGAGTGATCCAGACTCTGAACAAGGCCTGCGATACGAGGAGTTCATCAGTCCAATGGTCAAGGCAATTCAAGAGCTAACTGCGCGTGTCAAGCAACTGGAGAATTCTAATGCCAATCGATAGCGAATCGAAAGAAGCCATTAAAGAGGCCCTGCAAGAATGGCTTGATAAGCAGTTCGCCACGTTCGGTAAATGGACGCTGGCGGGTTTGCTTTCCGCTGCGCTGGCTGGCGCTGTGTACCTGGCGATGCACGGGTGGGTGAAATGATTACCGAAGATCAATACTTCGGCATCTATGCCGACTCGCCGGATCGTACAGACGAGATGAATCTGAACGCCAGAAAGTTCCTGCCAATCAGCAATGCCCTACAAGCTGAAATGGAAGCGGATGGCGTTGTGTTCCCTGTCAACCCAAAGACCGGTTCGCAGATCAGCGGCGAGACAGATGGTGGCTTCCGACCACAGGATGCCAAAGATGGCGCACCGAATTCCAGCCACAAAGAAGCCCGCGCGGTTGATCACTTCGATCCTGAAGGACACATTGACGCTTGGATTATGACGCATCAGGACAGACTTGAATTCTATGGTATCTACATTGAGCATCCAGATTCAACGCCGGGTTGGAGTCACTGGTCTGACCGCGCACCCGGCAGCGGCCACCACGTTTTCTATCCGTGAGGATTTTATGGAAAAGCTCAACATCGCTACGCGGTATATGTTGGACAGGCTTGGCGAGCCAGGGACGTGGCAGGGCATTGGCTTCTTCGTTGGCATTCTCAGCGGCCACCACTTAGCCGGATTGAATTGGGGCGAAGCGGCGGGGCTTGGCGGTGCCATTTCAGGTGCAATAAAAACCTTCTTACCGGACATCAGAAAATGATCAGCCCCTACATCTATGCGGCAGCCGCCGCCATTCTTCTGACCCTTGGCTTCGCCGGGGGCTTTACTTTAGAACATCGGCTCAGTGAATCAACCATTGCCACGTTGAAAGCAGACTATGCAAACAAGGTGGCGGAAGCGGCGGCCGCGAAGGATGCAGCGGATCTGCGTGTCGAATCGATTGAGCGCACCAACGCTGAGGAACAGCAGAAGCTAATCGCCAACTATGAACAAAGGATTCAAAATGAAAGATCAATTACAGAAAGCACTGTTGCTAATTTGCGTGATGGCATTAGCAGCTTGCGCGTCAAACTCGCCGCTAATTCCGGTGGTAGCAAATTGTCCAACGTTATTGCCAGCGCCACAGGAAGTAATGGTGAAACGGCAGCATCTCTCTCAAGATCAGTTGCAGCAAGACTTGCTGGCCGATACGCCGACTACAACGAAATAGTTGACCAGCTTGAATTGTGTCAGGGCATCGTCATCAATGACCGGAGTGCGTATGGCAACCAAAAAAGCAGTGTCGCTGAAGGACGCTAAATCCTGTTGCAAAAACTGTGGCGCGTTCGTTCTGTTCAGCGGCCAGCGGGACATGGGCGAGTGCCGGCTTAACCCGCCACATATGTATATCGAAAACGGTTTGATTCTGTCCTCTTCCCCACCTGTACCAGACACGCACTGGTGCCTACAATTCAAGGCGATGAACTAATGGATATCAAACTCAGAGAGTTTGCAACACCCCGCCAGTTGGAATACATAGACGCAATCGAAGAACATGGCTCACAGCGCAAAGCTGCAGCGGCGCTTGGCGTATCCAAAACGGCAGTGCAGGAAGCCGTAGTCGCCATCAAAAAGAAAGCCGCGCTGCAGGGCTACTCTCCTGAGCATGACATGACAAAAGTTGTGCCGGATGGTTTCAAAGTTAAAGGCGTGTCAACCTATTACAACAAAGAAGGCAAAGCCAGTGGCCAGTGGGTAAAGAGTTCGGCTGACGATGAACGGCGCATGGAGATTATGCGCGAAGCCATTGCCGCCATGTGCGCGGATCTGCCGAAGGCGCTGCCAGTCTTAGCGCCAACAATACCAACCAACTCCCTGTGCAATCTGCTGGTATTCACGGATTACCATCTCGGCATGTTAGCCTGGCACAAAGAAGGCGGGGCCGATTGGGATCTGGCCATCGCTGAGAAGTTGCTGTTAGATAGTTTTTTATACCTTATAGACAATGCCCCGCGAGCCGGCACGCTGGTCCTTTGCATACAGGGCGACTTCATGCACACAGATGGCTTGCTGCCATTGACGCCAGCGCACAAGCACGTCTTGGACGCGGCTGGCCGGTATCCAAAGATCGTTGACATTGCCATCCGGGTTATCCGGCAGATGATTCGCCACGCCCTTGAAACCCACGTCAATGTCCACTTGGTTATCTGTGAAGGCAACCATGACGAGATCGGTTCGATGTGGATGCGCAAACTATTTTCCGTGGTGTATGAGGACGAGAGCCGCTTGTCTGTCAACGATTCTGAACTTCCCTATTACGCTTTCCAATGGGGCAAAGTCATGTTGGCATTTCACCACGGCCATAAATGCAAGCCGAACGAATTGCCATTACTCTTTGCCACCATGTTTTCTGAAATGTGGGGCAGCACAACGAAGCGGTACGGTCACTGCGGCCACTTGCATCACTCGGAAGAAAAGGGGCATTCAGGGATGGTTATCACGCAACACGAAACCCTGGCGGCCAACGATGCCCATGGCGCACGCGCTGGCTATATGTCAGAGCGCGTGGCCAACCTTGTTACCTACCACGCCAGCTGTGGCCGCGTCGCCACAACCAACGTGCGCCCTGAGATGTTCGCCGCATAACTTTGTTCGCGGTTTGCGAACAGCGAATCAAGCCGACAGTTTCATCCGCGCCATGATCTGATCAGCGGTTGCAGTCACGGCCGCTGACGCTGCATCTTCCATCAGGTGAGCATAGCGCATGGTCGTCTGGGCATTTTTATGGCCAAGCAATTCCCCGATCTGCGCCAACGTCAGGCCGGCTGAGATAGCGGCACTGGCGAAGCTGTGCCGTAGATCGTGGATACGCAGGTCAGGGCAACCCGCTTTCCTGCGCACCACGTACCACAACCCCTTCGGATCTGTGATGCCTGTGAGCGTTCCTGTGGTCTTTGGCAGCTTCTCCAACACGTCCATCGCGGCCTGCGGCAAGTAGATTTGTTTCCAGCCGGTCTTTGAATCTGGCAGCCGTAATACGTTACCGTGCAACCACTCCCACTTCGCGTTGGCAATCTCGCTCTTTCTGGCACCGGTCAAGATCAGCAGGTACAGGAAGGCGACTGACGCGGGTTCTTTATCCTGTGCTGCCATCAACTCTGCCGATATCGCCGCCGCCTCCCCTGGCAACATATAGCGCTTACGTTTATCTTCCTTGTTTTTAGCGACATGAGTTACCGGATGTGTCGCAACCCACTTTAGCGGATGAATAGCAAAGCTGAACATCGTTGACAACATCGCACGAACGCGATTGGCCATGGTAGGAGTCTTGGCCATGGTGTCAAGGAAGTCGGACAGGACCGCGTAATCAATTTGCGAAAGCTTCTTCTTTCCGATTGTATCTTTACAATACCGTATATAGTTGTTCTTTTGCCATACGGCGGTTTTGGTTTTGCTTATGTGGCGCTTGTAGACTTCATCGAACAAATCATTCAGAGTGTGCTCGACCTCGACAACTTCCCGTTCGGCCACCGGATCTTTACCTGCGCCAATCTCAGTCCACATTTCCTGTGCGATTTTGCGTGCCTGGGCAAGCGTTATGCTGCCGTAATCCCCGAGTTTTGGCCGCCGTTCCTTGCCGGTTTTGGTTCGGAAATACAGATAAAATGATTTTCTTTTCGCAAAGCATTGCAGTTGTAGCCCGCTGATATTCGCATCACGAAGCGTTATTCCCGGCACTGCGGACCTGATATTTTTCTCGTTTAATTCCAAAGCTAGTCGCGCACTAGTCGCAATTGTATTCGATGTTGTCATAACATAAGGCTCCGTAAGCTATTGATTACACACGTTAAACCAACTTACGGCACGTTGATACAACTCATTTAAATTGATCTATGGTCACGACACATCGGGGCTACAGCCCGCGCCGGTGTTGGGTTTGCTTAGTAGGTCAATGTAACTGGTCGCACACTAGTCGCAAGATTTTGTAACGGTGAGTGTAACAACGATTGAAACGGTGTGCAAGAAAATTTAGTATACCGCAACAAATATTTAAGGGGATGTGATGAATAAACCGGCGGAAGGTGCGTGGCTTGCGGGCGGCTTGGCAACACTGGTGTACCAACTGTTCTTTGCCGGCTTCGTTTATACCGCATGGAATTGGGTGTTGGCCATACCGCTTGACGTATTCCTGTCCGCGATATGGCCGGTCTACTGGCTATTGAAACTGGTAGGGCTCGGCTGATTCGACCGGAACGATAAGCTGCCAATCTTCTGCCAGCGCGTCTGATACTGATGGGGCCCAGGGCACAACGGAACCGTCAACCGTTTTCAACTCGAAGCATTCCCGATGGATGACGCCAAGCGGATATTCCCACGATTCAACGTAATAAACGAACTGTGACTTTCCATTCCAGCCCGCCCGTGTGGCGAATGAACCCTCTTTCATCGCGCCAACGGCCAACCCGAACGTTGCGCCGGTTGTTGGCCGATACGTATATTCAAATACGTCTTTTGGCGACCAGCTAATATACCCGGCGTGGCCTTGGTGATTTGGCTTTCCGCCATCTGTGTATTCGACCAGGTAGCCTGCTTCCGCCGGATCTTCATTGGCAGGCATCTTCCATCCGCGATATGTGTTGTATTCGCCGCGAGTCATCGGCTTTGCTTTGAGGGTTTTGGTTCCGACATACGATTGCATTTCACTTCTCCTTAGTTGTTGATGCTGGTTGCACTACGCAAGCACTTGGCTTCAAATGCTTCAAGTTCCTTTAATGGATACAAAACCTTCCGGCCAAATTTGATGTACTTCGGGCCTTCACCAGTACAGCGCCAATGCGCCAGTGTGTTAACTGACATGCGCAGTTTTTCTGCGGCTTCTGCTGGTAATAAATTCATAGTTCATCCCATTCCAAAGTGTCGCCCATGTATGCATCAAAATCGCTGCGCAGTTGATCAATGCCTGCATGGAAATAGGCGTATGTGCCATCCCCTAATTCGCGCTTGATGTTCTTTTTCTTTATGTAATGCTGCGCCATCGCCTTCAGCTTCCGGCTCAATGCATTGCGATCCGGGGCGCGTGATTTGATATTGCGTTTTTTGTAGTACCGTTCCAGCGCATCGTGCAGCCGGTTAATAGATAGACGCTCTGGCCAATCGCTGCCGAAGTCACCGCACAGCACTTGGCCTGCTTCAAGGCAGCCATACCACCACTGTTCCAATGGCTCGAGTGACGCGATCTTTTGTTCCATCAGGCCGACTGTGTTTGGTGCGTCGTTCACGTCAACGGCCCCCAGATCGAAGTCCTGCAGGAATTTAAGCAGATGCGCATAACCACCCTGTTCCATGCCGGTGCGCATATCCTCAAAGAACTTTCTATCCTGCCGGCGGCCGTCGCCCACGTTGAACACAGCAAAGCGCCGTTCATCTGCCGACGCAGGGACCAGCCAATCTTCGTTACCGATGATGGCAACGCGGGTCAGGTTCTTAACCTTGTAGGCTTCCTTGCCCTTGCGTTCGATGTTGTGGTGTTGGCCTGTGATCAGCCCCTTGAGCTTGCCTTCAGCCCGTTTGTCGCCCGCCCAACTGGCTTCATCCAGCACAAAGAACAGGTTCGATTCAAGATGGCTATTGAAATTTGACAGCAGATAACGCTCATCATCCGCAACAAGAAAATGGCTTGCAAATAGTTGACCGACGCGCTCAACCAATGCGTTTTTACCGGTTCCTTTTTTACCCTTGAATACCAGGGCAACCAATGGTTTTTCCCATGGCTTCTGGATCATGTGCGCAAAGTATCCGAGCAACCAATTACACAGCATCTCATCGCCGCCGCAAACATTAACCAGCGCATGTTCACAGAACGCCGCAACTGCTGGATGATCTGCCGTGGCTGCTGGCGCGACGGAGAACCCGCGCCATAAGTTGTACCAGCGCGGCCCACAATTTTCCTGTGGCCTGAATACCACAGCTTCGTATTCACGGCGCTGCGACCATGCGAGCCAACATTCAGAGAGGGGCTTCGGTTTGCTGTTGGCTGCTGCAAACATCTTGTTTGCGAACCATCCGTGGAATTCCGCCATGTTCAGATGTTCCGTGACGAACTGATCTGTGTCATCAGTGGTTTCCTGCAGTACAAACGCACCCTTTTTGACGAAGGCAAACTCTTTATTCATCTCAGCAAAGGGGTGCAGCGTTTCAGGTTTGGCGGATTTCGTTCCGCTTTTTGACGGTTCTGTTTCGGGGATTGGGGGGAACTGCGCTTCTGGCGCTGCTGCACCTCGCGGTTCTTGGCCGTATCGGTAAGCGTGGTGAACCTTGGTTTCCATTTCATCTGGTTCCCACGGTGGGCTGCACCGATCGTTCCAGTGCGTCATCATCAAAACTGCGGCTTGCAATTCGTCACAGCCAAAATCTTTCAGCTTGCACGCCACTTTGAACGTTGCCAAGTCGCCGCCATCTCCTTCAGTGGCAACCGGTGCCGTTTCAAGATACTTGATGGCGCGGCGCTCTGCGCGGTCAGCGTCAATGCCTGGCAGAACTTCGCCCTTGGCTGCAGATGGCGCTTTCGGTGCACCAAGCCGATCGACAAGCCAGCCCGGTGCAACTGTTGGCGACCGCGGATGAAACCAGTCCACGTTAGATTTGTACTCAGCGCCATCCAATACGCTGCCGGGGCCGACGATATACCCGCCTGAGCTGCGAATATCCAAGCCCTTGCCAAGCACGTTAACGCCCTGCTTTAATGCGTTTGTCCAGCCATAGACAAGGTGACGCCCACCACTCGGAGTTGTCTGCTCAAACGTTGGCGGAAACTCTTTGCCTTCCATCTCAAGCCGAAAAATTTCAGTGTCGCCGTCTTTACCATTTTTGTTATCCACGTCAACCACGACAAGCGCCATGTTGTCTTCGTAATGCGATGTGGAAATACCAATATTATAGTCGTGCTTGCTGAACCATTTCGTGATTTGCGCTGCATCTCTCGTTGCTTTTGCTGGCCAATTTTTTATGGCCGGTTCCTTCTGATTGGCGATGCAGGGAAAAATGTAAAACCCATTGCGTGCCAGGTTAAGCGCAGTTTCTAAACGCATAATTATTTTCCGTTAAATTCAAATCGAGCGCTGCGGGCGGCACTTATATAAGTCGAAATGTCTCCTGTGAAACACTTTTCCAAAACCGTCGAACACATACCCACCAAGGATGAAAAGGTTATCTGGCGATCTGGGGGCCAGTGGGGGTCGTCGCCGGTATTGTCACGCACATGGCCCTGTAAAAAGCACTCGATAATGCCTTTTTCACCTGGAAGCCCTGTAAAAATGAATCCGTGATGTTTTGTGTGCTGGCTAATAAGGCTCAGCTTGTGTATCTCGCTTTCTGTCGGGAGCGTGCCTTTAATTCTCGATCCAGTAGCCACAGTTTTGATGCTCGCTAAAACGCTGATTTCGATCAGTCCACCGTATAAAAAAGTCAGGTAGATACCGGTCCGCGTTCGGCAGCTCAAAGCCCTCCGGTTCATATTCCCATTTGATGCCGAGAGCGTCAAAGAACGCCGCCCACCGAGCTTCCAATCTTGATCTGAAATAGTAGCCTTTGTAGTGCGTTTGGATGGCTTTGATCTGTTCCACATTACCTCCTATTAAAATGCTCGTAATCTTCCATGCACTCTTTATCGCACCAGCGCCGCGGATCTGCTACTGGTTCGTCGCACCACAGGCACTTGCCAGTTGGTGCCTGTCCTTCTTTACGGCGTTGGCGCAGCTGCAGCGCCAGAATTAATTCCGCCTGCTCGTTCGCGTCGTCGATGATGTCACTCATTTTTGAAACCTCTTTGCTCTCCAACCCTCTGCCGCAATTGGCAGCCCATCTGCCCACTTAGGCAGCACGCACATCAGTGCTTCAATTTTTTTCAAGATGCTACTATCGCACGATGATTCGATTTCCACAACGTTGCTGTCGTGAATATGCATGACGATATCGAACAGGGCTTGTTTTAGAGTAAACATCGCGTTGACCAGTAAATCCCTGGCAACGGCTTGTGTTACGTTTTCAGCAAGACTCCCGCCATATGTCGTGGTTTCAACCCATTTGCCGGATGTACCGTCAACCGCCATAAATGCGATCGATTCTTTCATCTGGCCCCATGGCGTTTCTTTGTCTACAAACTTCGGATAGCAATAGCAGATCACACGGCCGGATGGCAGTCTGCACCACAGAAAAGACCCGTTGACCGTAAATGCCACCTTACGGCCTTCTGCACCGGCGGTATGAATACCACCCATTGTCATGGCACGCTTCGCAGCGTTTTCCAAGTCGTACCAGTATTGAACGATGGCCGGATGTGCTTCGCGCCATTTCACTTTAATGTCTTCAGCATCGTCATCGCTGACTTTGACGTTGTAGTTTTTTGCCATCGATTGAAACGCGCCCTTGCCGCCACCGTATCCGAGAGCCAGCACAGCGACTTTACCGATCTGGCGCATGAACTCATCAACGTCCTCTAAGGCAACATGATAAATGCCGGATGCCGCATGTTCGTAAATCTTTCCATGTGTTCTGAATATCTCCAATACCCGTTCTTCTCCGGCCAGCCAAGCCAACACCCGCGCTTCAATCGCACTGAAGTCCACCTCAATCAGATCGTGCCCTGGCTTCGCAATGAGCATCCCCCTGACACAATCGCTGATGGCGTCTAAAACTGGCCCATACATCGCATCAACGTAATCGCGGTCTTTTAAATGCGTGATGATGTCGTTGATGTGTTTAGGTTTAATACCTTTTCTAGGTCGGGGCAGATTTTGCGTTTGAACCCCACGACCTGCCCATCTTCCAGTACTTGCTCCATGGTATTGATGGATACCCCGTACACGGCCATCTGCCGAAGCTCGTTCTCGCATGGCGACGAGTTTAGCAGTGCTTGATTTAGCCGCCTCTCTGCGCAGCTCAAGCGCGGATCTGACGCATTCCGGTAAATCTCCGTCAAGCGAGTCAATAACGTCTGCTTTCGCAACGCCCTTGATCTGAACGCCTTGCGAGCGTATCCACTTAACAAGTAATTGGACTTCCGTGCACGAACCAACAACGCCACCCGTGACAATGAGCATTTCTTTGTTAAGCCTGATCTTCTCAGATTCGACCAGTTTGATGGCTGCATCGATGGCCGCAAGATCGACCTGAATACCGCGCTGATTGATTTCATAATCTAACTCCCACACTTTCTGTTCATAAGGGGACAACTCCATCAGGCGACCATGCACTGCGCGTTCAACAACAACGTCCTGCTTGCAGTATTCATATAATTTTTGGAAGTCATCCGGGGATTTTTCAGGGCTGTAAAAATTACCGTCTTTGTCCGGCTGGCGAAGTTTCAACATAATCCGCTTACCAAGCGCGTCTTTATTGACGCCAAGGCCAAGGGCAGGCGCAACCTTTTCCAGTGCACCAGGGAGCGCCATTGCATAGGCCATCGCCATTGTGCAACGGCACTGGCTCGGTTTCAGTTCAGGCCAGCCGTACCGCGGGACCATGATGTTATTCCAGATAGCCAGTTCAAACGCTGCGTTGTGCGCGTACACAATCCCACCGGCGGCAACGTGTTCGCGGACAAACAGCTTCTCAAGATCAAAGTCATCTTCTGGAATCAGCCGGACGGGTTCATCATCAAATGCATAGCCAAGACAATGCACGCCAGTTGTAGGATGCGTGGCATAGTTGTGCAGCCCTGCAGCCCGTAAGTCGCAGGCACTGAACGTTTCAAAGTCGATGTGGAGTGCTTTCACTCTTTCACCTCAACCAATTTACCTTCCGAATCACACGAATACCAAACATTCGGTTCGATGTTTCCCTCACCGACATAGCCAGTTGTCAGCCGCTTCCGTGGCGGGTCAACACTTTCATCCCACCAGGCAATCACGATAATTCCGGCTTCATCAGCTTTCGCCTTCGATTCCAATCCGAACGCTGCGGCGATTGCCTGCTCTCCGGTGGCGCTGCTCGCAGATTTGTAACCTGTGGCGCTGCTCGCAGAGTAGTTACCTGTGGCGCTGCTCGCAGAGTTGTCACCTGTGGCGCTGCTCGCAGATTTGTAACCTGTGGCGCTGCTCGCAGAGTTGTCACCTGTGGCGCTGCTCGCAGAGTAGTTACCTGTGGCGCTGCTCGCAGAGTTGTCACCTGTGGCGCTGCTCGCAGAGTAGTTACCTGTGGCGCTGCTCGCAGAGTAGTTACCTGTGGCGCTGCTCGCAGATTTGTAACCTGTGGCGCTGCTCGCAGAGTAGTTACCTGTGGCGCTGCTCGCAGAGTAGTTACCTGTGGCGCTGCTCGCAGAGTAGTTACCTGTGGCGCTGCTCGCAGATTTGTAACCTGTGGCGCTGCTCGCAGAGTAGTTACC